TATCTTCACCAGCATTTCTACCACAATAGTAATCTCCTTGTGGTGGTGGTTCTCCATCTTTTGGCCAACCTAATGGTTTAGATGTATCTAAATCATACAAAGTATATTCTTGCTCAAACCCTACCCATTCTTCTGGATCCTCGCTTAAACTTTCTAAAAGTTCAACTAACTTGTTTCTTGTATTTGTTTCATGTGGTGTATAATCTACATTCCATACCTCACAGAGTACTATAGAACTAGCTGGTTCTAACGGGTTACGATAAACTCTAACAGGTTGTAATACACAATCGGAATTATGTCCTTCTGCTTGATTGGTAGAGGAACCATCAAATCCCCAAATTGGAGCTTCTCCGTATGATGTTTTTGATAAAACATTTGATCTTGATTCATTTACAAAATTTGATACAATTTTAGTTTTACTTCTTAACTGGGATGTTGGTTCTCCACCATCCAACCAGATGTATTCTAATTTATGCTTCATAAATTTCTTCTCCTGGTATATCACAAACATCATTATTACAAAACTTATCTACTTCAGCTTGTTCACCTTCAACCCCAACAAAACTCAAATATCCAAGTTTCTCAACTTCAAAATGATATGTTTTTTCATCTATTGATTCATATGGCATTTGTTTATAAGCACCACCATTTAATCTAGGTAATAATGAAATGCCTTTTAAATAATACTGAAAATAATTTAAAACGTGTGGTAGTTCAGTTGACTCAGTTTCAGGGTCAAATGTGGCTGTACAACTAACTTGATTGTCAGCCCAGTGGCGTTGCATAAATGCAGCTAAACTGAATTGTTCCCATATAGACAATTCTATAGCTGTTCTAATCCCCTCACCCACATCAACAGGAATTTCTACAACCATTGTAGTATCCTCGGAACCAAAAGCTGGTTCAATCTTATAACCTGCTTTCTTTAAAGGTTCTATTAAATCAGACTGATTTGATAATCTCATTCTTCTTATATAGAAACGACTTTCAGGATAATGTAAACCTGGAGTAGCTCCAGCCAAAAGGGAAACTGTGCCACTTGGTTTAACTGAAGTGGTTTTGATTGATTTGGGTATTGCAAACCAATCAGAATAAATACAATCCCAATCTTGTATTGTATCATATCCACTTTCTAACCATTTCCTTAACTCTTCCATTCCGTGATTTGTGATAAATTGCGCAACGCCACTAACTGAACAACCGATTCGTCGGTTACGTAACATAACTCTATTCGTATCCGACCAATGGGTTTTACCTAATGTAACTGTTTTTGCATACAAGTAAGCATATTTAAGTGTTCTTTGATAATCTTCTAATGAATCATGATTGTTTGGAAATGTTTCTACTAAACAACATAACTCATATGATTCTAATGATTGTTCTAAACAAGGATTTCCACCCGCAACTCTATGGTCTTTATTATCTTTACCATTTTTCATTCGAGAATAACTTCTCATATTTTCTAACCATGCTAATCCAGGTTCTCCATTATCATTAATTCTCTTACATACATCAGTATAATCCATACCTAGTTCTGCGTATATTGAGTTGTTGGAAGTCCAACCATATGTTTCTCTATGTTTATTTACTTTATAATTCTTTAAGTCTAAATATTCATCATCATACGGATCACCAAACACAATCTCTGCAGTACGTCTTACATTACCTGCTACAACACATTTTCCTATAAGATTCATAATATCTACAATTGTAGTAACTGTAATTGGTTCTCCACTATTTTTATCTAATACTTTTCTTATTTCCTCGTGGATTTCTTTTAGTGGTTCATGACCACTTGATACTCCACCAAAACCTTTTATTGGTGCACCTGCTGGTCTAATTTTTGTATAATTAAAAATAATGGAAGCTGTTTCATGAAAATAACTTTCCAACAATAACCTAAGTGATTCTACCCAACCTTCCCGAGTATCTGGAATAATAAAAGTTTCTTCTTCCCTATTTTTATTTATCCCCTTTATTAAAATTTCTCCAGCACCCTTAGTATCAAACCCAACTCCTACACCTAACATTGATGCGTCCATTAAGAAACAGAATGGTTTAGCATAATCTTCTTTAATTGTTGATGTAGATACAAATGCACAATTATTTAGGGCGGCGTACAAACCCTTTTTTTCAGTAATGGGTGTTCCCATTGCCCAAAGTCCACGGCCAGGTGGCAAAAATTTCATATTGAAAATTCGGTCATACATATCTTGAGCCGACTTTTGAGCTTGCCACGCATTCCACCCTAATTGGTGTTGATTTATCCAACTCATTTGCATTGAATAAGTTCCTTCTACAACCCGTTTAATGGTTTCCCACCATCTTTCGTTTTTTCCATTTTTTTTAATTCGAGAGTATGTTCTCATATAAACTAATTCACCTAAACCATTAAAACCAAATGGGGGCCTCTTTCTTTTATACTTACTTATAAACTGTTCAGATAACTTAAATTTTTCCATCTAATTACAACTCCTCATAGCCTTTATATTTCTTTAACCAATAAGCCTTCTTCTTTTTTTCAAGAATTGACTCTCTATTTTTCCAATAATATCTCCGTTGTCTTGCCCGTCTAGCATTTATTTGCTCTTTTTTAGTACGATATATTCTCTTTCTTCCCAAAATTATTTCCCCATAAAAAGTAGGGAAAAATTTCTTCCCCTAAATTAATAAATTTTTTTACCATCGCCAATAATAAGTACGATATATATTAAAATATAATTATGAATTTTACAATATTATTCAAAACCATCTAAGTTTTTATCAGAAGTTTTTTCTTCACTACTTTTTTGAGCATTTGGACCTAATACTTTATATGCACTTCTAGCAGTTTGTCGTACAAAATCCTCTGCACTTCTCATTTTCTTAGAAGCTTCAACCCCCATCTTAGAAGATGGTCTATGAACATTTATTAACCCAGTATGAGTATTCATAGTACATGGATAAGTTATTCCATCAATACCAAATCTATTCTTAATTACATGAGCTCTTGCTGTATTTGCTGCCTTATCTTCAATCTTTCTACTAAGACTTAAAACAAAATCTGCAGTCATAACCTTACTATATGCTTCTGCAATTTTCTCAGCCCCAATAACTTCTTCTTCTAAACTGGAACGATTTGCTTGAGAAGCCGTCCATATTGGAATCTCCATTTCACCAGCAAGTCCTCTTAAATCTTCATAAATGTTTCCTAATCTATGTCTTAACTCTTTACCACCACTAATATCTTTCATAATATCTGCGTAATCAACTATAACAATATCTGGTTTTAACCCACTTAGTTCTACTTGTTTCATATGTGCACTAAATGTTTGAACTGATGCAGACCTAGTTGGAAAGTATTTAATTAACAAGTTTCCTTTAGCCTTTTCCAATGCCTTTCTAACTGCTTCCTTTTGATATTTTATGTCACTAGTTGGTATTCCTGAAAAAATTGTATCATATCTTAATCCGATATAAGATTGATTTAATTCTAATGTATAATGTAAAACATTTTTTCCAATACATAACGCATGATAACATATCCTCTGTAACATCCAAGTTTTACCAATTCCCGCTGGTGCTACTAAAACTCCCATTTCACCTTTACCCAGACCACCAGACATAATTTCATCTATAATTTCCCAACCAGTAGGAATTACATCTCTAACAGATTTTGTTAATCGTTCTTCTAATCCTTCTACATAATCATGACCTAAATCTTTTGTAGTACCAGCCTTCATAGCAACATCAATAACTGTTTTTATTCCATCATAATCGTGTCTTTCTAACATATCTACGGATTCCATAATTGCACTTTTTAAGTTTTGATTTTTACAAAATTCTAAAACTTTTTCTTCTACAAATTCTAAATCTGGAGCTTCTCTATGTTGAAACGCTTCTCTTAAATTATCTACAACTGATTTTTTTAACATATCAGATGAAATATCATCTATTTGTATTTTTATTGCGTCTAATGTAGGTTCTACCTTATATTTTTCATAATACTTCTTAATAGACCTAACTAACCACTTATCAGCATCTGAATCAAAATATTCTGGTAAAATAATATCACTAATAGTTTGTAAAAAACGTCTATTGAATAATAATAAAACCATTATTTTTTTCTGAAATGAATGTCCGAATTGTATTAATGTATCTGACATATTAAAAGAACTCGTGTTTAACTAAATTTGATGGATTGATTGCATTCTCTACTCTCGATTCTGCTATCTCAAAATATTCTTCTTCTCTCTCTATACCTATGTAATTCCTTCCTGAAATTACGCATGAAATTGGAGTTGTGCCACTTCCCATAAATGGATCCAAGACTACATCTTTTTTTCTACTTCCAAGTGTTACTAAATAATTAAATAATTGAATTGGTTTAACCGTTGGATGAAAGTTTTTTCTCTTACTTTCTGCTCCTCTATTTCTTGGATTAGTTCCTCCAGGACTTCCTACCTTTCTGCTTTCATCTAAATACTTACCTTGAACATTGTCTAATCCCATATTCTTTTCACTCTTACTAGCTTTAGGAATAATGAAAAATGGAAAAGTATTCTTAACCTCATCTGGTAATTTACTTATTCTACTTTTCCACCACTCGTCTAAACTATAATACCTACTAAAATCTCCCTCATCTCCTTTACCTGGATTCTCACCTGTACCTTCTTCATCATATGCCCAACCACCACTAAACATATCATTTGTGTTTTGATATGCTCTACCACCACTTGACTTGGTTTTCTTACCTGTATCTAATACTCTATCACTTACTAATAGATTAGCGGCGAATCTACCAAGTGGTGATGCTTCTGCTGTATCATTATCTTCACTCTTAAATCCACTCTGTTTAAATACATTATGGTCTGTACGTGGTTGTCGTTTTGTTATTTTAACTTTTTTAGTGGCCTTCTTTCCCCATAGATTTCTACCATCTTTGGTTTCTGATTGTTCTGTATCTCCAAATGCTGAAACTCGTTCATAGGTATCACTTTTAGATTTTCTTGATGCATGTGTTCCTCTTGATAATCCTTCTCTATTTGGTTTTTCCCATCCACCTTCATACATCTTACCTTCACCTTTTTCATATTTCCCATCAAAGTTCATCATAGCAGCAACATTATCTTTATCAAATTGTTCTTTATCATTCATACCTGCAAATGGTATTCTACAATCATCTAACCAAGTTACACCCTTTTGATTATCAAGTGCTTGGTCTACATAACCTTTCTTGTCTAATGGTTTCATTGCCACTATTACTACTTCTACTGCAGGTTTTGGTTGGTATCCTGCATAACTTCCTTCAAGTTTTTTGGCCTTATCTATATCACCTCGTTTCGTAACAGATTTACCCATATTCATAGCCTTTGGAAAACCTGTTGCATATGCCCAATAGATTGGTGTGTAACCTACTTCAAATCCAACTTCCTCTAACAATTGAACCATTCTATATTGAACATCACTTCTTGGTGCAGACATAACGAATGCAAATGAACCTGGTTTCAATACCCTAAAACATTCTCGAAATATATCTTTTGGTGGAAGTGTTTTATCCCACGACTTTCCCATAAACCCATATCCATATGGTGGATCCGTACAGAGTAAATCTACTGAATCAGCATCATAATCTTTTAAAACTTCTAATGAATCTCCATTTATCAATTTACTCTCCATATAACTGCTTTCTACGAACTTCCTCTATTTCTTCTCGTCTTTTCTTTCTATATCTATCCCTTGCTACTTTACGTAAAGCGTCCTTATTACGCTCGTAATGGTCCATCTGCCATTGTCGTTGAGCATCTCTCTTTTCTTTATCTGTAAAATATTTACGCTTTCTTCCCATGACTCATTCTCGCGTATCTATTTAATTGTGTAAAATTCTGAGTTAACCACCCCTGCAAATTTGGTAACGCAGTAAATAATTTATCTTGATAAAACATAGTTTCAAATTTAAATTTTATCAATTCAGTTATAGGAGTTTCAACCAAATCCATAATTTTCATCTTACTACTAGGAGTTAAATCTACGTTAAATAATTGCATTAATTTTCTATTAAGAAATAATTGCTCTTTACAAATACCTACACTTTCATACAACTTCAATTCATCTTTCTTTTCTTCCGAAATTTTTATACATTCTTCTAATGTATAATATGGTTCATCTCTATCTGTGATTTTGGGAAATCTCTTGATGATTGTTTTAAGTCCAGCGCCCCTTACACCAGGAATATTATCAGATTTATCTCCTTCTAATATCCTATACGTTAAAAAGTTTTTTGATGGAATTCCATATTCATCATATATTGCATCCCTATCATATATTTTCTTTTTAGTAGGACTATATACTTTGATTCTATGATTTATAAGTTGAAGAAAATCTTTATCTGTAGATGAAATTACTATTTTACTTTCATCAAAAACTTGTTTAGATAAATGTGCTATGACGTCATCCGCTTCAATATTATCCATAGCAACAATTGTAACTGGTAACATTTGTAAATATCCAATTACTGATTGTAATTGTTTTAACATATTTTTTCGCTCATCTTCCTCACTAGCGAAATCATATGCGCGCACTAATCTACTCTTTGGTTTCCTACCAGCTTTATATTCAGGAAATAATTTACGGCGGCGGGTGCTCCCACCCTTACCATCAAATACTATGATGGCTCGGGTGGGATTGAAAAGATGGATTGCATAACCTATACTTTTTAGAAAGCCAACTATTCCCCCAATATGAATTCCATCATCATTGAGAGTTGGCATAACGCTGAATACTCTTATAAAGGTATTCAGGCCATCTACAATAAGTACCTTATCATTGAAGTGACCACCATCTAAACTGCCGCCCTTTTTCTTAATCTCGTCAAGTATACTGACATATCTTTTATCCATCACCAACCTCATCTGTAACTTCTACATCGTCTATTCCTAAAGCACTTTTATCATACTTCAAGATAACTTTATCACAGATGAGTTTATAGAGATATTCTTTTAGATCTTTATCTTTTAACATATCAGCAAAATCTTTTGATTGAAATTTCTTTACTTCTAATTCTTCACCAGTTTCCAAATCAATCATTGGTAAGGAGTACCAAGCGCCAGATACTTTAGCTATACCATATTCTTTCATTATGGTTAGCCAACTACCTTCATCATCAATACCACTTTCAAAATAAAGAGGGAACTCCGCTTTTCTTAGTGGAGGTCCCAATCTATTTTTTATAACTTGCGCTAGAATCGTCATCCCAATAACATTCTTCTTAGAATCTTTTATTTGACCTTTATTCTTCAATCTAATTCTAGTTGACGCGTGAAATGGTAAAGCTTTTCCACCACTTGTTGTCCAAGGGTCTCCAAACATTACTCCTAACTTAGCACGTAATTGATTTGTAAATACTAGAGCAACTTTCTGTCGTCCAATCATTTGAGTAATCTTTCTCAATGCTTTAGAAACGATAATTGCTTTTGCAGTAGCCCAACCATCTTTATCAAAGTCCGCATCTAATTCAACCTTAGTTGTTGCCGCTGCAAGTGAATCTACTAATATTGTCACCAATCTATCTTTATCTGACCCTCTTACTTGTAAAACTATTTCTTCAACAGCTTCAAATATATCTTCAACTGTCTCAAGATGTAAGTATAACATTTTTGAAACATCTATACCAATAACTTCTAAAAAATCATGGCTTACTGATGTTTCTGTATCAATATAAACTGCTACACCACCTTTTTTCTGAGTTTCAGCTAAAATATGAGCCCCAACTAAAGATTTTCCAGTTGATTCCAATCCATTAAGTTCTGTAATTCTACCAACAGCAATACCACCATTTGGTTTATTTGATATTGCTAAATCCAACATGGTAGAACCTGTAGATACAAAATCCTTTATATCTGTTGGCGTACTATCAGAACCATCTAAAAAATACGCTACTTTCATGTCCTTAAACTTCTTATTTAAAGTATCAGCAAGGACATCAGCTAACTCATCCCGTACAGACATATATTATCCTTACGTTTTAAGCGTTTTGATTAAATAATTCATCAAAAGCTGAAGAAACTGATTCTACAGTTTTTGTAGTTTCAGATACTTTATCTGATGTAACAGAATTGCCTTTAGTAGAAGTAGATTCTTCCTTTTCATCACTTTTACCTTCAAGCCAATCATTTAAAATCTCAGTAAGTTCATCGTAAGTCTTTTCCTGATAAATTTCCGTAAGTTCACGTTGTGTATCTGATACCAATTCGAGAATATTTTTATCCTCTGAAATCGGAGCCGTTACTGGCTTAACTCTAATAGCAGTAGATGGAAAAGTAGCTCCTGTTTCTTCTGCTGTCTTAAATTCAACATTAACATCACGTCCATTTAATGGATCTGTAATATCACCATAATCTGGATCTGAAATAACTGAAAGAAGTTCCTGGTAAACTGTTTTACCAAATCCCCAGAATTTTACTCCTTCTTTTTCTTCCCCACGAACAATAACTGGAGCAAAAGTTCTCATTTTTGCTTCGAGTTTCTTACCTAATCTATAATCATCACGATTACCAGAAGTTTTCAATTTCTGGGCAAATTCTTCTATTGGATCTGGACGACCAAAAGAAATTGGTGATAGATGAGATTTTCCACCTAAATTATAATGGAAAAATAATTCGATAAAAGGATTGTCCTTATTAAATTTATAAGGTACAATTCTAATAATTTGTGTTCCTGGTTGTGGTTTCCAAAGAACGGATGTTCTTTGATTTGTTGCTTGTAACTGATTCAAACGTCTTTTTACTAGATCTAAATCCATTTTCTAATCTCCTATATTCATTATTAAATTATTAATTATTAATTGTAAATGGTTAGTAACCTTAAAAACCATTCACATATAAGTATCAAGTAGTTCTACAAACTACCAATTTTTTTTGAGTTTTCGATAATCTTAATAGCATACTCATAGTAAAATCTACCTGCTTTAGGTCCACCGTTTCTTTTTCCATCCGATTCACCTATAGGTTTAATCCATAAAAATGCATCACACAATTCATTATTAGTTTTAGTTGTTGGAAATTCCCCAATTACCGCTGTTTTTGGATTACACCAATCTCCTGAATATCCCAACCCATTTCTTGCAGTATCTATAACATAATGTTTATCTATTTTATCAAATATTTTATCTCCATAAAACATACATTGGTCTGTAGAAACAAAATTAGAACTATTTAAACAAAATCCCTCATAATGCTTTTTATCAAATTCACTCAAAATACTTATAGCCTCATCTTTCTTTAACCAATATGGGTGACCAACATCTAAATATACTTTAGCATTACACTCTTTATATAAAAGTTTTAATGCTTTTCTAATTAATCCGATTCTTTTTTGTTTATTTTCATATGTCATTTGGAATGATTGTGGTAACGCATCAGGCTCATATATTACTATTGGTGATTTATCTCCTATGCCTTTTGCAACATTTTTTATAAAATCTATATAATCTGAGTTACTTGATTCTCCACCCTTAGCATAATGTCCCAAATCTCTATCAGGTATTGAATATATAACTATGTAGGGTAAACAAGGATCTGCTCTGTTAAATAATCTAGTAATTCGTTTATTTACTTTTTTTACCTTTTTATACGGTGAAGAACCATACCAAAATGCTATTGGTTGCCCAAATATTTTATCTAATTCATTAGACTTTAATGTATGATTTTTATGTATTCTAAAATCTGGATAATAAAACCTGTATTCCATATAACCTTAATTTACCTTAAACTGTCACTCCCCATTCTGAAACCAATACTACTTTATGAATTTTTGTTTTTATCTCTACCAACTTATCGTCGTTATATAACAAAATACAATTACGATAATTTTCCCAGGGAATTGGAAATCTTTTATCTAATACCCCTTTATTTAATTGTAATATAATTTGATTTAATGCATTTATTGTATATAAAGTGTTGGTGTGTTTTTTTCTATGTATAGAAATTGTATTTGGTATCCCTTCCATAAAATCTGTCTCAAACTCTACATTATAAGTACAAATTAAATTATTAGGTTCTTGTGCATTATTAAAAACATAAATTTTATCAAACAAAATTTTATTACAACTAATAACAATATCAATTATTTCATTTAAATTATCTTTTTTTGCAAAAGTGCAAAGTAGTTGTGTTTTCATACTAATTAACCGCGCTTACCGTCTTTCGAAAAACATTTTTTCATTTTATCTGACCATTGATAAACTGTTTGTAACTTACCAAGTTTTCCTGACTTAGTTCTAGCCACCTTAACTCCAACTTCTACTCTTTCAGTTGTTACTTCTCCCGTATCTGGATTAGTCTTTTCTTGTATAGCATAAACAATTTTTTTACTACCAGTAGTCCTACCCTTTTGACTGCCCCTAACTCCTTTTTGATCTGAAGCTTCTCCTACCTCAAACCTTGTCACAAAATCTTCTTTATTATTTACTCCAGGAATACACTTTCTTAACACCTCTCCATCTACAGAAAGACCTCCATGATTTGTTTCAAACATACCTTTGTGTTTATGTACTCCCTTTTCTGATTCCGAATTCATAGCCTCTAAATGAAACTGTTTAAAAATTGTATTCCCTTCTAAAAATGTTCCAACCCCTATCTGTGTACCACCATAATTTATTTTAATTGCATCCTGTCTTTCTATATAATCAGTTTCATTCTGTATTGTTCTATTTCTTATATCTTCAATCATTGGATCTACATCTGGAGCACCTTTATTAGCCCACCTTCTATTCAATCTATCCATAAGTGTTATTTGGTTATTAGTTGGATCTTTCGTTTTATTTTCATCTGCCATGAATGCTAAAAAAGCTTCCAACAATTCTTCATCACTTGGGTCTTCTTGATTATCTAAATATTTTAATAAATTTGCATTAGGTCCACTTTTTCCCTTAATTGCTGTTGAATTCCATTTAGTAGAAGTTTTTTCTTTATCTGAACTACCATCTTGATTAGTATCATTATGTATACTTTTCAAAGCATCTTCTAATGTAACGTTATCTTGGAAAAATTTTGCTGGGGAACCACTAACTTGTTTTAATTCTCTCTCAATCTCAGCTTGTTGTTCTACATATTCCTGATTTTCACCCATTATTGCTTCAGCTTGTTCTGGTTCCAATAACTTACTATCAACTAATTTCTGTACATTATCTTGATTTGCATCAGCTTCAGCTTTTGCTGAAGATTGTGCAATTATTGCTTCAGTACTATCTTTATCAGAATGAAAAGTCATAATTACTCTATCTGAATCTGAATCAAATACTAGAGTTGCAGTATCAGAAGGATTGTCTCCTTTGCCACCTGACCTAATAAGTTCTTCAGCTTCTTCAAACTCTATTGGAGTTCCATCTGGTCCAATAACCTGTTTACCCTTTATATCATTAACCATAGCATCAAAAGAATCTGAATGTCCATAATAATTTTCCATTTTTGGATTTTTAAATTTATTTTGTTTAGCTTCTCTCTTAGCTTTATTATGTTTCCTTCTACCTGATGCCGTTGCTATCATTAACTTACTATAAAGTTCTCTATTCTGTCCTTCAGGTACTGCTTTGGTTGATATCCCACCTACTGTTTCCTTTGGTTTTTTAGAATTTTGTTTAAATAATGCAGTATTACCAAATTGTTTCTGTAATAAATCTATTAATTCTTTATCACTTAATTCTGGATTTTGTTCTAAAATTTGTGATACCTCACCAGAAATTATTTCATTCAACATAGAACCTGCATTTCCAGGAGCTGGTTTAAATACACCTTTCTTTTCTTTATAACCATATTTTAATCCAGTCTGTTTAATATCTGAATCTCCACCTTTCATTAGCTGTCCAGGTTTTATATCTTTATATATTTCTGAAGCTTCAGGTTTGGGTGCTACTTCTTTCTCACTCCCGATTTTTCTATCAAAATCCATTGGTTCTGCCGTTTGTGTATCATCTTTATCTTTTGGTTTTTCTCCATACACATATTCATGAGCTTGGGCGTGAGCTTCGTGTTCGGGGTCATCCGCTGCAGAGCCCGCCTGAATT